GATCTGCTAACTCGTAGTAGACGTGAGGTTCTGCTTTTACCTGAAGATATACTTCGTTCTTTTTTGATATAATCAAATGAGACATAACCCATAAGTATCACCTATGGATATTTATTTGCCTTTCTTTGGGTTCTCTATTCCAAGTCTTGCTCTCGCTGATTTGCGATTTAGACGATACCGCTTTACGAGTTCTCTATAAAGTTCCATCGCACGTTTTCCTTCTTCAGTATTTCTAAATTGCTTTTGTTGAGATGCCATTATCCTCATAGGAGTTTGAGGAACTGGTTCATCCCTTTTAGCATTTCTAGCAAATGCTCTTCTTGTAGAAGTATCTGGAGATACTTGAGTGATGTCTCTAAATCCTGCTTGATCTCTTAGACTTTTATCCGTACTTTGTCTAAATGCTCTGCTTACGTTTGTATTATCCTGAATTCTTGGTGCATTCATAGGAGCGTTTCTTAAACGATCCATTGTTAAATTATGAACGTCTTGGAAGTTGCTTTGATTTGCGCGAGTCCCATGAATAGTCAAACGTGCGTCATCATATCCAGTTCTAAATCCACCAGTTCTATCTGCAAGTTTTTTTGCCATAGTTGACTTACCAGATCCTGGCATTCCAACCATTTTGATATCAAGTGGTGGTTTTGTTAATCCACTTTTTAATCCTGGTTTTAAAAATGCTCTACCCCTTTTTGAAGCAAGTTGGGCAATTCTACCCCAAGATGCTTCAGTAATAAATTCTGAATATGTCTTCATCTTTTTAGGTTTATTTTTATTTATTTTATTCTTTTTTGAGGCATGACCCGGGTCATGTGTCTTAAAAGACGTTACGCTGCTGTCTATCCATCATTGCTTGTGCAGAAGAGGGAGATACATTATCTGATTTTGGACCTGCTGGTTTTCTTCTCTGTGGTCTTCTAGTTCTCATCCTCTTTCCTGGTGGCAATTCTCCACCAGCACTACCAATCACACCATAAGTTCTCTGTGTTGGGTCTAAATCTGTTACACGACTGCCATAGCGATTTTTGTACATTTCTGCACGTTTTGCAATTCCCGATTTTCCTTCACCTTTCAACATAACACTAGGAGTTCCCTGAACAATATCTTTCGGATTTGCTCCCGCAGACTTTAAATCTTTTGGTAAATTTTCTTGTGCTCTACGGAAATTCCTTGCACGCTTCATTGCATACTTATCCAATACTCCCTTATACAAATCTGCGTCTGATCTTGGAATAAAGTCAACTCTATGAACTGGATTTCTTTCATTTCCACCAGTTCTTCTGATTCTGCGACGGTATTCTTTTAGTTTTCTTACTAGTTCTTGAGTTTGAGGAACTCGTCTTCTTCCCGTAGAAGGATTTATGACAGGACGTTTTGCTGCGGTATTTGCTTGAATTGCTGCCACTCTTCCGGATGGTAATGTGGAGATATTGGTGTCAATCTTTGTATTGTGAAGAGGGTGATAATCAACTTTTAAATCATCTGGATATGTTGAATACTCTTTGGTTGGGGTGTTAAAATCTTTTCTGTTAATATTTGAACCACCACTAAATCCTGCCTTTCTTGTGGAAGATCTTGTAATATTCATTGAACGAGTACCAGACGTAATTTTATCTGCCGACTTTGTAAACGTCTGACCTCTCTCTGCTCTGGATAATACTGCACGGTTTGATCTTAATGCTCTTTGCACCGTACCAACTTTTCTTCCACCAATGATTTTACTAGTTGCTTTGAGCAGTTTTAATGCTGCTCTTGCATTCTCATCAAACTGCTGAAAGGTAATCATCTTAGGGGGGGTTTATTTTTATTTATTTAAAATCCTGCTTGGAATCTCTGCCACTCGATGGCATTCTTAATTTGGAAAGTACGATTAGCAACTGTCTTGATAATCTCTTCTAAAAACTTCAGTTCGGCATCATAATACCGAATCTTCATATCAATTTTATTCAGTCTTTCATCGGCATCTAGATACCTCTGTATGGCGTCTTTCTCACGAACCTTATATGGAAATGGTTCTTCCTCACTTAACAGCGTCGTAGATCATATACAAGTCTTCTAACCAAACTGAAGTTCAATGTAGGGAAGATCCTCATTAAACTCTTCATCTTGATAAACCCAATCGTCACCATCCATAATTATTTTTTGTCTTTACCTCTGAGACTCATAATACCAGATCCAATCAATCCTGCAGCACTCAGAGCCAAACCAATTTTTCCTCCACCCCTCATTTTAACCCTTCCGACAGCATTAGTTACTGTACTCAGATTTTTTGGGATACGTGGTGCTTTTACTGGCGATTTAGTTGCTAAATTTTTAATCTCTCTAGTTACTGAAGGACGAGAGGGTTTTGCAGGAGCAATCTTTCTTGGTGCTCCTTGTGTTGCTGTGCTATTACCATATGGTCTAAATTTACGCTGTCTATCCTTATTAAATTTATCCAGTTCGTCTTGAGACATATATGACGATACATCTCCAACTTGATTTCCAAAACCGGGTGTTAAAGGGTTTACCCTACTAGCACCTTTTGCAATTTGTTTTGGTGATGGGTTACTTCCTACTTTTGCATATTGTCTTCCACCATCCATCTGTGGTCCAAAGTTAGCAACTTTTTGATAAAGTTTTGATCTAGTATTTCTAGCACTACTATCATTTGATAAAGGGAAATTGGTTATCACAGAATTTCTAGGAAGTCTCGGTTCAACCTGAGTTTTCCACATATCCGCAACATTTCTTAGAGTAGACCTTGCTTGTCCTGGATTATTCCGACCCATATTTTTAGTATTATACCATTCAATATCATAAACTGGTCTTGGTATTCTGCCTGTTCTGGTTGTCTTAGATGAATCATAATAAACATTTGGTTTTTGTCTCACATTCATGCTAATTCCATCTCTATTATTAATGGTTATATTTTTGGAATCTCCGGATACATCATATTTTCCACTTCTGTCTGGCCTTAAATTAAGATCAGGATTATCCGCTCCCCTACTAACTTGATCCCACGTTCTATTACGCTGATTAACCAATCGTCTATATGTGCGTTCTCCATCAGGTGTACCCGTCCGAGGATTTCTAAAAAAATACTCTCCGCTTTGTCTATAATATGAAGATATTGCTTTACCCCTAGGAGTTTTTCCTGAGGGTAAAGGTTCATGTGGTTCGTAATATCTTTCTGCCAACTTACAAAATTCTTTATAAGATTTCATTGATATTGAATAATCCTTCTTTAATATTTATATCTTTCATCAAATCATCAACAAACTCGTCACTAACTCCCTCAAATGGCAACTCACACTTGAAGTAAATTCTTGATGGAACAAATCCAAAATATCCCTGCAACCAAGGACACAACCATACTTTCATTTTGGAAAAATTATCTACAAAATTAGATCCATAATCACTTGAATCCAGTAATTCAAGTTTAGATGTTGAGTCTGGAAATTTTTCTGTGCTGATAAAGAAACATAGTCTATCACCAACTTCTGGTTTATCACCTTTAAATAATTCATAGTAGTGATCTATGACATTTTCTGTACCATTACAGAGAGGTTCATCAATAGTATTCTTATGCTCATGATCGAAAACCCAACAAGTTGAAGTTCTTTTGCATTCAATATAAAGATCCATTTTAAAATCCTGCTTGGAAACGGTGCCACTCTATGGCATTTTTGATTTGGTAAGTTCTATTGGAAATAGTCTTAATTATCTCTTCCAAGAACTTGAGCATAATATCATAGTATCTAATTCTAAGATCTACTTTATTCAGTTTCTCATCGGCGTCCATATGCCTCTGTATGGCGTCTTTTTCCCTTACTTTATATGGAAAGGGTTCTTGCTCATAAACCTCTGGTTCCGCCTTTCCAGTGTAGTAGTTGTAACGCTCTAACTTTACTTTGCTATGAGTTTCTCTTGCTTTCTCACGAAGTAAAGTAATTGTATTATAGAGGATATAATACTTGGCATGAAGTTGAGGAATTTTTAAAGATTCATCATGTAAGTTATCAGGGTCGATCTGAGAGTCTTTCTCCCACATCTCCTGAATTTGTTCAAGATTCATAATGGTTTATTTTGCATATCAAGTAAATTATATACAGTATACTTGAAACCAACCTCTGCTGTAAAGTAGTTTACATCAGTATCTGTAGCAGTAAAGTCAAGTGATGTTAATGATACTGGAAATAGATCTTTAAATTTAACTTGGGCTTTCCCAATGTAGTTACTATTTAAAATAACTAAAGTTCCATCACTAAAAAAGTTATTAATATCATTTTTACCATCACTATAATATTGGTCCGCATACTGCTGGGTAGTTTCTGGAAAACCCAAAGCAGTTAACCAATTGTGAATGGTCTTGTAGTTTACAAGATCTTCATCTACCAAAAATTTCAATGTAAAATCACTATAAGTTAACTGATCACCAGGAACATCAATCATTTTTAAATATTTGTTCTGCTGAGCAGTTTGCAATGTGATTTGAGGTATCTTGGCAGAATTTGACATGAAAGAAACTTTTGGATACTTTGCCAGAGTAAAGTTAAATCCAACAGGAGATAAAAAGTTTCTATTATCTAATTGTTTACTAAAGGGGTTTACTGCCATTTACAAAACCTTCAATTAATAATTAAATTAAACCATTCTTCACTCATACCACTAATAATCATATCAGCACCTTCTCTATCTACTGCATAATTTTCTTCAATAAGATGCTCTACTACCTTTTCGTAGTGCTCATGAATTTTTTTGGATTCTTTAGGGGTAGGTCTCATTTTTAATACTTAGACTTTAATTATATTTAGATAAAAAAAGAGGGTTCCGAAGAACCCTCTGAAGAAAATGTGAACAGATGATCACATA